CTCGAACTCAACCCGAGGAATACCGTGGAAGACTTGATGAGTGACGTTATCGCGCATGAAATCGTCGTCGGGTTGCGTGCGGGGGGTGAGGACTCGGACGCGGGTGCGGACGCGGGTGAGGAGGAATAATGGCCAGTAGCAGCGCCAACGACATTATCGAGCGGGCCTTGGTGAAGCTCGGGGTATTCCATCCGGGAGAGGCAATTCCCGCTTCGGTTCAAGCTCAGGTCTTCGCGGAACTCAACGACATGCTGGAGCGATGGACGCTGGAGCGGCTAATGGTTCCCGCTGACGTCTTGGAGTCTTTCTCCCTCACGCCTGGGAAGGCGGATTACACGTACGGGACAGGAGGAGACTTCGATTCCCCCGCCCCCGACTCCATCCTCCCTGGCGCGTTCATCCGGTCCGGCGCCACAGATTTCCCGCTCCACCGGGTGACGCTCGACACGTATCGCGCCCGGCCCACCAAGGACACGGGGGCCAGGCCGGAGATCTTCGCGGTCAACCCGACCCCTGATCTCCACCAGATTTGGTTTTGGCCCGCTCCCACTGCAGCGGACGACGTGCACTTTCGCGTCCGCAAGCAGCTCACGTCTTTCCCGGATCGGACGACCGACGTCAGTCTCCCCAAGGGGTTTCGCGGGGGGATCGTGTCCAACTTGGCTATCGAGGTGAGCTCCAATTTCGGGAAGAAGGTGGGCCAGGGGCTCGCGGTTCAGGCCATAGGATTCACCCGCTCGATCAAGCATGCGAACCGGGTCTCGGGCTACCCGATGCGCACCGACCTTGGAGCTATGACAGGGAATGCCCGCAGCCCGAGATTCAACTCGGGACCGTTTGTGTGAGACCCGCAGGGGGAGACCCGTAAGGGGAAATGAGTCGCACTCGATGGGCGCAAAGGAGGGAATTATGGATAACGCAACCGCAACGGAATACAAAGAACCAAATTGCGTGGGAAAGGACGGGAAGAAGTGAAGCTAAAGATCCCATTTACCGGACCGACCTACCAGTCCGATTCGGTCTTCCTCTCGAACCAGATCTGCCGCAACTTCTACCTTCGCCCGTATCCCGAGATGGGCCAGGGGGCTATGGCCCTCTTCGGAACTCCGGGGCTGGTCGAGTGGTGCGACTTGGGGGTGGCGAGTAGGGTCCGAGGTATCCTCTCGTTCGACTCTTACCTTTATGCCGTCGCGGGGGGCAAGCTCTTTCGCGTAACCACCGATGGTATTGCACAGGAGTTGGGGTCTCTCGACACCACTGCGGGCACCATCAGTATGGCAACCAACGGGCTGGATCTGATTATCATCGATGAGTTTTTCGGTTATATATGGGATTTCGGGGCTGAGACTTTCGCCAAGATAACCGACCCCAACTTCCCTCCCTGCCAGAGTGTAGTCCAAATTGACGGCTACTACCTTGTCCCGAAGCGAGACACGGGTCAGATATGGCGATCCGACTACAATGACGGTTCGACCTGGGGCGGACTCGCGTTCGACTCGGCGGGGGCCGATCCCGACGACGTTCTCGCGATTCAAGTCTCCAACCGTGACGTGTACACGATAGGGGAGCGGACGACCCAAATCTGGGTGAACACCGGGGCGGCAGTCTTCAATTTCCAATCCATTCAGGGAGCATTCATAGAGAAGGGGTCCGTCTCTCCTTTTGCCTCTTGCGTGGGGAATAACGCAGTCTATTTCGTCTCGCGGGACTACAACGGGCAGGGCGAGGTCGTCCAAGTGGTCTCCCGTCTCGCAAAGGTCATCTCTACTCCCGCCATCACCCGCCAGATTCAGTCTTGGGGTGACCTCGGGGATGTTCAGCTCTTCTCCTACGAGCAGAAGGGTCACACACATATCGTCGTAATGTCTCCGAACGCCAGAGAGACGCTCGTGTTTGACTCGACAACCGGACAGTGGCACGAGCGGTCCTCACGCTTCCTTGATGGTACGGAGATGGTAAACGGGCAATGGCGCGTGACCTCCCATACTTTCTTCGCTCGAGCCTCCCGGCATGTCGTGGGGGACATGGGGAACGGGAAGCTCTACACGCTGGACCCCGACGCGTACGACGAGGACGGGGAGGAGATGATATCGGTTCGCCGGACTCCAATCTTTCGCTCGAATCAGGAGCGGATAACGATTCACGAGCTACAGGTCGTTACGGAACCTGGGGTGGGACTCGTGACGGGAGAGGTGCAGGACGTAAGCCCGCAGGGGATTCTCCGTTGGTCGCGAGACGGGGGTCGGAGGTGGTCCGCCGGGGAGGACATTCCTCTCGGGCCGATCGGGGAGACGGAAAACAGGGCGCGGGTCATCCAACTCGGGCAAGGGGATAACTGGGTATTCGAGCTGGCTATCTCAGCCCGAGTGAAGCGGGTGATCAAGGATGCCATAGCGGAAGTAGAGAGGGATACATGAGTTTAGGCCTACCATCACTCCCGAAAACCGAAATGTTTATCGGAGGGATAATGTCCATGGAGTGGCAGGAGTTCTTCCGCCTGCTGTTCGAGCGTGTCGGGGGGTACGAAGATTTGCCCGACAATGAGTTGCTGACGATAGATGAGGAACACAGGGTAACATTTACCTGGGATGGAACTGTCGTCGGAGTATGGATTGACGGAGTGTTTGTGAAGAATATATAATGTAGAACCCCGGGGAAGGGGTCATGGGAGGAGGATGGAATGGAAGCGGAACTGAGGAGCAGAGGGGGCCGAATTAGGCTCGCGAGGATCGACGATATCCCGCGCATACTGCAGATGGCTTACGGGTTTCACGAGGATGCGATTCGACCGTTGGGTCTGGGGTATTCCCCCGCAGACTTCGGGGCCTATCTCGTATTCCTCATCCAGTCCCCGATCGCATCCGTCTTCGTCCTTGAGGGGGACCTTGAGGGGGACCTTGAGGGGGACCTTGAGGGGAGGGGAATCCAGGGAACGATAGCGGGTCTGATCTCCCCATGGTTCATGCAGGGGTCGGACGTCATCCTCACGGAGCAGTGGGTGTGGGTGGAACCTGAAGCTCGTGGGGGCGGGGCATTCTCCCGTCTCCTGGAAGCCCTGACCCAATGGGGGGTCGGACTCGGGGCCACCAAGCTCTGCATGGTCGCGATTGGGAGCGGGACCGAGGAGCAGGTGCGGGAGTTCTATGCCCGAAGGGGCTTCACCTACATGGAAACGCACTTCATCAAAGACTTGAGCTTAGGATCGGGCGCGAGGACGGGTCCGGGATCGGGCGTGAGGGAGGAGGAATAATGGCTATCGGAACAGCAGCAGCATTAATCGGTGGGGCAGCTTTGGGGGCTGGAGGTTCTATTCTGGCCGCGGATAAGCAATCGAGCGCGGTCAGCTCCGCAGCATCTTCTCAGGCTCAAGCCACCTTGGCTTCGACTCAGATGCAGCTCGATTTCCTTCGCGAGAACCGCGCGGACATCGCGGAGGCAGTGGAGGCGGGGCGTATCGATCTGAATCGGGGGTTCAATCTCGCGATGAGAGAGATACGTAAGGGGTACAATAAAGCGATAAACAGTACAAGACGGGGGTACGGGGCAGCGATTAAGGATGTGAACCAGGGATACAATAAGGCGATAAAATTCTCGGATAGGGGGTATAATCGTGCAATAGCGGAGTTGAATCCTTTAACGGGTCTCCAGGAGTACAATCAGGCTCGCGGACTCCTCGAGGACCCATCCTCGCTTGCCGAGCGTCCGTCCTACCAGTTCCAATTTGACCAGGGAATAGAGGCTATGCAGGGGGCCTTCTCGCGAGGGTCCGGGGGCGGTCTGTCCGGACGTGGAATCCAATCGGCACAGGAGTTTGGACAGAACCTGGCATCCACCGCGCTTGATGCAGAATTGAATCGACTTTTCCCATTCATCAATACGGCAGTTCAGGCTCGTGCGAATACAGCTAACCTTGAGGTGGGCAGGGGGACAGACCGGGCAAACCTACAGACCGGCAGGGCTACTAGTCTTTCGAATCTTGAGGTGGGCAGGGGGACAGGACTTGCAAACTTACGGACCAATAGGGCCGCAAACCTTGCAAATATGCAGGTTGGTAGGGGGTCGGCAATGGCCAATCTGACACTCGGAGGGGCTACAGGCCAGGCCAACGTCTCCGGTCAGTATGCGCCGGGAATTGCCGCCGGGATCCAACAGCAGGGAACAATTCAGGCGAACCAGGCGATCCAGGGAGCCAATGTCCAAACTGGACTCTACTCCAATCTGGCCAACGTGGGGACTCAATTCATGAATACGGCAGCCACCAACCCCGGCCTATTCAGCTCTCCCGCTTCGACTCCCCAACCGTACAACCCGTGGGTCACGGTTCAAAACCCGTTGGGTCTCACTCCCGGCCAGGGACTATAAGGAGGAATTATGCCGACTTTACCGCAGTTACAGCAGTTTCAAGTCCCAAATTACGCAGCGGACCTTCTCACTAAGCAGACCACGGCCCAGCTCGCACAGACAGCCCGGCAGAAGGTGCAAAACGAAGCCGCCCTCGAGATGCAAAAGCTGGGCTTGAGGAACCGCGAGATTGGAGTCTCGGAGGGGAGACTGGGGCTGGATATCCAGAAGCAGCAGGCTGAAGTCGCCAAGCTCCAACGGGAACAGGCAATCGACGCCAACGAGTTCGCGCTCAACCTCCTGACGGGGGTCAACTCCGAGGAGGACCTCTCGATTGCCAAACGTCAGTTTCTCTCCCGTTACCCGGAGCACCTCCAGATGGTGAATCAAGTCCTCCCGTCTTATACCCCGACTTCAGTCCGCCTTATCCGCAACTCGCTACGGGACGAGACCACACGCCTGAAGCAAGAGGAGCTCGCCTTCTCCCAGGCGATGGACGTCGGGAGATTCGGGCTGGAGAGGAGAGAGCAACAGCTCGACGAGCGGAAGCAGACCTTCGAGGAGACGAGGCCGAGGGGCTACGCTCCCGGAACCCTCATCAAGACTCCAGGGGGGACGGATCAGCAAGTTCCCACGGCTCCACCCAAACCCGACTTCGAACTCTTCACGGATTCGGAGGGGAACCAGGCGTATCTCGCAAAGGGCGCAAGTGTCCCGTCGGGATGGACCCGCGTGGATAAGCGTACCGGTCCTGCCGTCAACGTGTATACGGGGGACTTGGCCCGCACGACTCGCACCAAGGTGGAGTCCGAGATCATCGAGGGGGTGAAGAATGTCCAGTCCTTCCGCAAGACGGGGGAGATGTTCAAGGATGAGTACCTGGAGGTAATGGGTAAAGGGAAAAAGAAGGCGGCTGAGATTATGGACAAGGCCGGAGTCTCGACGGAAGATCAGAGGAAGTACATCAACGAGTACGCCCAGTGGTTCCGCCAGGCCAAGTCCGACTTCCTTGCCTACCGTAAGTGGGTGACGGGTGTCGCGGGAGGGGAGAAGGAGATGCAAGAGATTGCCACTGCCTTCCCCGATCCGGTGAACAACAGTCCCGAGCAGTACAAGGCGAACCTGAAGTCAATCGAGGAGACGACGAAGCGGGTACTCCAGCTGAATGCAGACTTCCTCCGCCTCGGGATCGACATGGACCAGCCTCTATCCGTTGTGCTGGAGCAGGCGAAGGAGAAGGGGTTTGACCAGTTGCCACCCGGAACCCCCCAGGTCATCCGCTACACCCGTGACGCCAACGGAAATCTTGTTCGAGAGGAGGAGGTCAGATGATGGAGCGAATGGGACCACGAGAGGAGGAGGTCAGATGAAGAAGGTAGTAGGTCCAGAGGGTCAGGAGTTTGAGTTCCCGGATGACGTAACGCAAGAGGAGATAGACTCCGTGGTCCAGCGGGAGCTTGGGTCTCAAGACGCGGGCGGAATCCCCGACCCCACCTTTGGGGGGCCTGGCTCCGTAGCCGCTCTTGACCCCGCTTCTGCAGCTCAGACCGAGAAGGGGGCCTCGATGGGGAGGGCAATCGCACTCGAAGCTCCACAGACTCTCGGAGGGGTAGCGGGGGGCCTGACCGCAGCCACCGGCCTGACCGC